AGATGATACACGAATCAGCTTACATACATCCGACTGCGGTAATCTACGATGGAGTAGTAATCGAAGAGAATGTCTATGTCGGTGCTTATTGTATTATCGGAAGTCCTGCTGAGTGGAAAGGTAAAGAGGATAACGTAGGTAAAGTAATCATCAAGAAAGGATCAAGGCTCACAGGGTTAGTAACTGTCGATTCAGGAACGCATCAGAATACAATCATAGGAGAAAATTGCTACCTTCTAAAAAAATCGCACGTAGGACACGATGCAATAATAGGAGATGGAGTTACATTGAGTTGTAATTCAATAATTGGTGGGCATACTGTAATAGGTAAGCATTGCAATATAGGTCTTGGTGCTATAATTCATCAGAGTATAAGCATACCTGCATTTGTTATGATAGGTATGGGTGGAATTGTTACAAAAAAAAGTAATCTTAAAAGCTTTAATATATACGCAGGAAACCCAGTTAAATATATAAGAGAGAACGATTATCTTATAAAAAACTTTAAGGATGAGTATTGTGGGAATATATAAAATAAAGAACCCTTCAGGAAAGGTTTATATAGGTCAATCTTGGCATATAAAAAGAAGGTGGAATGATCATAAAAACACAAAATCAAATAAGCACAAGAAATTAAATGCTTCATTTGAAAAATATGGAGTAAATAATCATTCTTTTGAAATAATACATCACTTGCCAAATGATGTTTCACAAGAAATACTTAATAGATTTGAGCAGTTTTATATGGATATTTATAGAGATTGTAAAATTGAATTACTTAATATAAAAGAAGGTGGTAATGGATATGGTAAACACTCGGAAGAAACAAAAGCAATAATAAGGGAGAAAAGAAAACAACAGGTTATTGGTGAAGAGCAGAGGAATAAAATGTCTTTGTTTTTTAGAACAATTAAAAGAACTAAAGAGTGGGTTGATAAAGTTGCTACATCAAATACAGGTAAAAAAGTTCCCTATGAAGTAAGATTGAAAAATATGAAACCAATAATACAATTATCTATAAATAATGAATTTATTAAAGAATGGGATTGTTCAAGAAATGCTGCTAAAGAATTAAATACAACTGAAAGCAATATATGTAATTGCCTAACAGGTAGAAGTAAATCTGCTAAAGGATATAAATGGATTTACAAATGAATATAAACGTCATACTCTTAGACTATGATAGGCACGACTATACTCAGAGAGTAAAGGATGTCAACTTCAATAACGCAGGGTATCCTTTCGACTTTACGATAGTCGATATGAAGGGAATCTCACGAGCGTTGAATCACGGAATCTTTCAATCGAGGACATACGATGCGGTAGTTACGATGGCTAACGATATTCTTATGCCTAATAGTTGGCTCGAGAGAATGGTACAAGCGATGATAACTATTCCTAACTCTGGAATGATAGGGATTCACACAGTCGAAAGTATCTCAGAGCCTACCACTATCAACGGACTCCAAGTACATATACAAGAAGCAGCCTTCGGGAATGTTCTTATACCGATGAAAGCCATCGACAAAATCGGTTACTTCAACGAGGCTTATGATCCTTATGGGATGCAGGATAGAGATTACTCCTATCGGTTACAAATGACAGGACACTTGAATTACTATCTAAGCGGACTCCGAGCAGAACACATCGGACACGATGTAGGACAGGATACACCCTATCGAAAGATGAAGGATGAAGGACTAAGCAAGTGCGATTATTTGTGGGCAAGAGAGACAGGAAAATACCAAGAAGAAAACAACTACACAATATATCAAACAGAATGGTTATGATAAAACTACCAATCAATCAAGTAAAAGCGAACCCGAACAATCCGAGAATCATTAAGGATGACAAGTTCAAGAAACTTGTTAAAAGCATTCAAGATTTTCCTGAGATGTTAGAACTCAGACCTATTGTAGTCAATGATGATATGATAGTTCTCGGTGGGAATATGCGACTAAAAGCCTGTAAGGAAGCAGGGTTAACAAAAATTCCTGTAATCAAAGCAAGTAACCTAACTGAAGAACAACAGAAAGAATTTATCATTAAGGATAACGTAGGATTCGGTGAATGGGATTGGGAACAATTAGCGAATCAATGGGATGCCGAAATGTTAAACGAATGGGCGTTAAATGTTCCTCAATTTGAACCACAAGTAGATTATTCTATACTTGATGACGCTGACTTGTCAAGTGAACTTTCTGATATGACCAATGGTGTCAAGAAAGCAATTCAGATAGAGTTCGAAGCAGAGCATTACGAAGAGGCTTCAGAGTTGGTTAAATTTTGGAGAGAACAAAAACTATACATAGGTGGATTCCTGATGGAAAAACTTAATGAAGAAAAATGTAAACTATGAACTTAAAAAATAAATTATTTTATTTGTCTAATTCGCAATATGGGGGATGGGTTTCTTTTTCATATCATTTAGCTAAAATTCTAAATGAAAATCACATAATTAAAATCAAAGATACATTCAAAGGTGGAGGACAATTTTATGGAGATATTAAATATAAAAACATAAAAAAATCTGCAATACATAATTTCACAAATCCAATTATATTAGCAGTTGACAAAGCACATTATGAACTATTAAAATATATTAAACAAGCTACTATAATTATACACGACCCAACAGAACTATCTAATGAAGTTCTTGAATTTGCTAAAAGAAATAGAGTTGTTACGATAAGAGAAACAGTACACAATTTATTGAATAAAATTGGAATACACAATGAATTTCTGAAACATCCATTTTACAAATATCCTAAGTATAATTTAGATAAAAAATATAATAGGTCTTTGTCCAGAGTTGACTTTGATAAAAACACTGATATAATATGTCGGGCAAATAACATAGGTGCAGATATAGAAATATATGGTTACAAGAATCATATATATTATTTCCATAAATTAAAAGAATTAGGGTTTGATAAATACTATAAAGGATATTATTCAAGAAACATAAACGATATAAGTAAGTTGTATTCTGAAACAAGATATTTAGTAGATATGTCCACAATAAAAAATGATGGAGGTGGAACTCAATATACATTCTTAGAAGCAGAATATCACGATTGCGGATTGATATTGCATAAGAATTGGTGCAATGTTGCAAATAGTGTATATAAAGAAGGAATTAATTGTTACGCAGTATCGAACGAAAAGGAATTAATAGATGCTTTGAAACAAAAAAGATTAATAAGCAATTTGATTCCATCTGATATTGAAAATGATTTATGGAAAAATATACAAATATGAACCGAATCGACCTACAACAAGTACAACATAGCGTAAAGATTGGAGACGTTTGTCCATACGTTGAACCTAACGTAACCGAAGATTCAATCTTCTTTCTTGATGGAAAACCTATCGGATTTTACATAAAGAAACTTCCTGAGAAAGCAAGCAAGTTGGCTGACTTGGCAAATGCAGAATTTCGCAGCAAGAATGTTCCTAAGTCAATTATGAACAGAACCTCAGGAGAACAAGGCACAACAGAAAAAATACAACAATTTTCTACTATATTAGGAAGTGTTGCTCCGAGACCTCATATGAGACGTCCTTATGGTAGTATAAGTAATGTACATACAATTAAATCTGCTCAGATATTTATTAAATCAATGATTATGTTGGCTAAAGAAAGCGAGCAGATTATAGCTGATATCCTGCCAGAACAATACAAAAGACAGGTAGAAATCTTCAGGGATATTCCTGAAAAGTGGAGGTTCGCAAATCTATTTACGAGTTCAATCTCCAACTATAACATATCTGCACCATACCATAGAGATACAGGAAATTTAGAAGGAACAGTAAATGTAATCATCTGCAAGAAGTTCAATAGCAAAGGAGGTGACCTAAATGTACCTGACTTCGGAGCAACTATTGGTCAGGAAGATAATTCTATGTTAGTTTACCCTGTTTGGCAGAACATTCACGGAGTAACTCCTATCACACCAACTCACGAAGGAGGATATAGGAATAGCCTTGTGTTCTATCCACTCAAAGCATTCAAAGGGTTGGAATAAATAAGAAGGAATAAAGAGAAATGGCAAACGAACACAACTTAATACCAGCTAAGAAAGGAGAGGTAAGGAATCCAAACGGGAGACCTAAGAAGTACGTAACCCTACTTAGAGAGCAGGGATATAAGCTATCCGAGATTAACGACACTATACAGGTTATGCTTCAGATGGATTTAGATGATTTGAAAGAAGTTTGGGATAACCCGAAGGCTACGATATTAGAAAAGACGATAGCCAACGCAATGAAGAAAAGCCTGGAGAAGGGTAGCTTATATTCAGTTGAAACTCTACTGACTCGTGTATATGGAAAGCCAAAAGAAACGCAGCAGGTTAGTACAGACTCACGAATCGAGGTGGTATTCGTGAAGGGTAAAACAATTCTATGAGGCTTGAACTTCCTGAACCGCATATTAATCAGCAGAAAATCTTGGATAGCAATTCAAGGTTTCGAGTTATTATGTGCGGTCGAAGATTCGGGAAGTCAGAACTGAGCCAGATAGAAATAATCTCAAACGCTCTGCTCGGTAAGAACGTAGCTTACATAACTCCTACCTATCAGCTTGCAAGGGTATTCTTTGACAAGCTAAGCCAATCCGTTCCGTTTGAATCCAATAAGTCAGAGTTGTCTATTAAGTTCCCGAATGCAGGATCGGTGGAGTTCTTTACAGGGGAAAGGATGGATAACCTACGTGGTAGGAAGTTTCACCTCGT